CGAGCAGGGCGCGCCAGTGCGGCGTGTAGTCGCGGAGGAATGTCACGAGATCGACACGCTCGAGCCGCTCCACCTCCATATCGAAGGCGTCGCGCGCCATTTCACCGGAAGGCCCTGTTGAGAGTGCCATCCCGAGGGCCTGCGCTTCACGCATCATGGGGGACCGGCGCAGCAGCATCCGGAGGATGTTCTGCAGATGCTCGTCTCCGAGCTGCGCGACCGGAACGTCACGGCCGTCCTTCGTCTTCCACACCATCAGACCCTCGCTCATCGACCGGACCGAAGGTAGACGTCCCAGGCCTGCTCTTCCTGGCGGTAGGCATGGCTCTGACGGCTCTTCGCGTGGGCGAGCGCCTGCTGTGCCGCCGCCACGAGCCCGTCCGCCTGCTTTATCTGTTCCTGCGCCGCTAGGAACGCCGCCCAGGCTTCCGCCTGCGTCATCGGGGGCGGGGTCGGGGGTGTCACTTCGCCGCTCCCTTGGCCTTGCCCGCCTCGAGGCTTCTCTTGAGCGCGTCCATCAGATCGCCGACCTGGGCCCGCCCGCCCGCCGGCATCGGCAGCGGCTCGGCCAGGACCGGCTCGATACTCACGATCCGATCGGTCCGAGCCATGACCTCGAAGGCCTTCACCGGCTTCTGCGTGATCTCGATAGCGAAGCGCCCGGCGAGCCCACGCGGCCGGTCCTCCGGGAGCGCCTTGCGGAGGGACTCCTTCACCTTCTTGTCGAGCCCGCCGTACTCCTTCGCCTGGTCACGGAGCGCGTACCAGCGTTCGAGCTGCGCGTGCAGCTCTGGATCTCCGAGCATGAGCGCGCCCAACTCGGCAATCGGCGGTTGACAGGGCCTCCCGAAGAAGTCGCAGTGCGCGCACTGCGTGGCATCCTTGGTGAAGTCGGGAAGGATGCTCTTCGCCCGCTGGACGTCGACTGCGTCCAAGATCGACTCCGCGAAGGACCAGATGCGCTCGGCGATCTCGTAGTCGATCGAGACGGAGAACAGCTTCCAATCCCCGAGCAGGTTGGTGATGAGCAGCAAGCACTCCGGCAGGCCGTACCCGATCATGTAGGCGTGGAGCTGGTAGAGGTACCGCTTGGTCCACCAGAAGTTCGAGAGATCGTCCAGTGTGTGCAGGCGGTCGAAGATCAGGGGGTGAAGACTCTTGACCTCGGTCGGGACCTCCTGCGTCTTCCACTGGATGAAGGCGTCGATCTTTCCGCGGAGACAGGGCGCGCCGGTTCGGCGGTGCTTCAGCTCGAACGGCATCTGCTCCTTGACGACGCCCAGGCCGATCTCCTTGAGCAGGCGAATGGCCTTGCTCTCTGCCTCGACCCCGGCCTCGAGGCGACCCTGCCGATCGGCCGGGATTGGTGCCCGCTCCTGCCAGTTCGTGATCGACAGGACTTGGCGGCGCAGGCAGCCGTTGGGATCCGCGTCCGAGGCGTAGGGTTGGTTCCGTGGAGAGAGGTGGGCTTGGGCGGCGGCCCGCTCGGCGAGCTTCGTCTGGATGGTCACGATCAACTCGCCAGCCAGGCTCGCTGGCGGTTGGCCGCCATGGACGAGGCGGAGCCCGGGCACGGCCGGCCCCCTACCCCTCGGCCCCAGGCTCGTCCTCGGGCCCGGAATCGCGCTGCGCGGCGTCACCGAAGGTCTTGTGGGCGCGGAGCTTCTTCCACGCGTTCTCGACTTGGAAGCCCTTCGTGAGCTTCGACACGCTGTCGTAGCCCTTGACGAGCATTCCCTCCTTGTTCGTCCAAGACGTGATCTCGACGAGGAGTTGCCGCGCGGCAGAGACATCACCACCCACGCGGCGCAAGACCTCCTCGCCGAGCGCCTTCGCCTTCTCGCCCACGCCCTCCTCGGCCACCGCGCCGGCCTGGCGCTCCGCGCTCGTACCGAAGCCGGAGCCTCCGTAGCACTTCTCGGTCTCGAGCCCGGCGCCCTTCAGCACGTCCTCGGGGACCTTCCGCAGGCCGGAGAGGATGCGGGTGACCTTCGTGTCGAGGTACGTCCGGATCGACGCCTTGTCGTCTTGCGGCGTCTCGCGCCCGCGGAACTTCTGGTCGGAGCGGATCGCGGAATAGATGCCCTCGACGCGCTCCCCCGTGCGGGCGCAGAAGCCGTCGGCCCACATCTCCACGATGGTCACGACGACCTCGGCCTTCCCGTCCGCCTGCTTCACGCGCTCGGTCGAGACCTTGGGCCCCGGCTCCTTCAGGTCCGTCGGGTGGCCGCGGTGTCCCGTGATCGAGATCCCCAGCCACTTCCGGATCGTAGTCGCGCCCTGGTCGCGGAGGATGCAAGTGACCTTCCCCTCCCGGTCCTTGTAGCGGGTCCAGTCGTAGGGCGTCGTGCTTTTGATGGCGACGCCTTGCATGATCTCCAGACCCTGGCGGAGCGCTTCCAGGTAGTCCTTGACCTTGCCGATGTCCGTCAGGGCGAGGTTGGCGATGTTTTGGTCCCGCGCGCGGAGCGCGAGGCGCTCCTCGGCTTCGAGCTCAACGTCCTCCGGTGGGACGGGAACTTCGACGGCGGCCGGAATTGGGCTGGACATGTGGGCCTCCTTCGATTTCAAAAGGGTTGGGGGAGCGCGGCAACGTACTGCTCGCGCGTCTCGCGGATCGTTTCGGCCAGGCCATCCAACTTGAGGAGCACCTCGTCCCGGTCGTCGGGGTTCATCGCGGCCTGCTCCGACAGGTCGACGATCTGCCCCGTCAAGTAGCGGCAGGCATCAAGGAGGAGGGCGGAGCGGTCCAACTCGACCGGGACCGGCGATACTTTCAACATTCGTCGACCTTCTCGCGCCGGTTGTGCCTCTGTTCCTTCGGTGTGGCCCAGCGGCAATTCTCAGGCTCGTACCCGCGGTCGTTGTCGCGGCGATCGATGGTCGTTCCGGGCGGGCGCGGCCCCATGTCGGCAAGGAAGTTCTTGAAGCTGTCGCGCCAGCGCGCGCACACCGCGATCCCGCGGCCGCCGTAGTAGGGCCAGTCGGGAAGCTTGGGATTAGAGCAGCGGGAGAGCATCCCATTCCACGAGCAGTACTCCCTAGACCTCCTGTAGCCGCTCCTGTGGCCGTGGCGCGCGCGCATACGACACAACCCTGCGGCGACCTCGCGATGTAAGCAGCCGCAGGACTTCGCGCCACCAAAGCGCAGACTCTTGCTCCGAGTCACACGCTCTCCGCCACAGAGACACCGGCAAAGCCACCGCGCCTTCCCGCGCGAGTCGTTCTCTTCGCGGGAGAGTACGGTGAGCCGTCCGAACACCCGCCCCGTCAGGTCGAGCGCTCGCGTCGGGACGAGGGCGGCGCTCACAGCGCGCCCCTCAGCCCCGGGACCGCGCGGAACGCGGCGCGGGCGTTGATGGCATAGTCTTCCTTGGTCGGATACTTCCAGAGATGGGAGGCCTCGCGGAGAATCTCTCGTAGGCCCAGCCCGTGCCAAAGCATGTAATCGTTATCGCGCGCCAGTAGCCGGAGCGTCTCTGCGTCCGCGAACGCGTCCGCCCGGGCCTGCTCGCTCGCACTCACCGCATACTCCCGCTCACGACCGGCGCCCGCGACGTCTCGCGCTGGACGTTCTCCGCCTCGGCGTCAGCGAGGAACTTGTCCACGGTGAGGAGCGCCGCTTCCACCCCCCCGCTGTAAGCGGAATTGAGGAATGGAGTGCCCCCCTCGTCGTAGCCGAGGCGAGCACAGTCGGCCAGATGTCGGATGGCGGCCAGGGTCTTTGGTGGGCAGTTCATACAGGCCTCGGGCGGTAGGGCTTCGGGTCTTGGTGGGGAACGCCTACCAGAACCGCCGCGGCCTTCGCGATGACGTGCTTGTCGAGGATGATCTGCTGGCCGCTTATGAGCGTGATCCGCACGCGATCGGCCCCGAAGGGCTGCACGCGCTCCAGGTCCTCTTGGCGGAGGACGACGATGCTGCTCGGCGGGAGAGCACACTCCCTCCGAGTTCGTTCGGCGTCTTGCCTCAGCGCCGCGAGCGGAAGAGCGGGCGCCTGGCTCACGGGGGGCGGAGCGTGCCGAACCGCCTGACGTCGCTCGGTGGGGTCGCAGTCGTCCTTGTGCCCCGCGTCCTTCCAGCAGACGCCGCCGGGCCGCGACGGAAGCGGAGGCACCACGCCACGGCAGTAGTTGGTCATGCCCGCGCCTCCTGTGCTTTTGGCTTCTCGCTCGTGGATCCGCGCTCCTGCTGCGCGGACCAGTCGTCGAGCGCGGCCTGGGTGTAGACCACTCGGCGGTGCCCGTGCTTCCGGAACAAAGGTCCCTTCCCAGGAACCATTCGCCAGTTGGCCAGCGTGCCGACGTCCAAGTGCAGGTATTTGGCGGCCTGCTCGGGCAGGAGGAAGGGAGAGTCGTTCGCCTCGTGTGGCACCGGGGCGGGGACTTCGACGGGCTTGCGTCGGCGCTTCATCGGCGCCGGCTCCGCTCGTAGGACACGCCCAGGACGTAGGAGAGCAGGCAGCCCGCAACGAAGGCGGCGAGGGCCGTGAGGTAGCGGCTCATCGCGCGCCGCCCTTCTCGAGCGCCTGCTGAAACGCGCAGACCCGACGCATGAGCTTGTCCGCCTCGAACTGGAGCGCCTGACGGTCCTCGTCGCCGATCCGGCGACCGCCGTCCTTCAGGAGCGCACGCTGTAGGCCGAGGAGACACCGGCCGCCGCTCTCGACAAGGTCGATCAGGGCCGCGAGCGCGCTGTCGGGACCGATGACGTCATCCGGCACCATCTGGTAGCCGGCCCGCCGGGCCAGCTTGGCGAGGGCGGCCGAGACCCCGAGGGGCGCGTCGATCGCGAGACGGGCCAAGTCTTCGAGCGTCAGCGCGTGCTCGCCGCGGAGGGCCTCGCGGAAGTACTTAGCAGAGCGGTTCCCTGCCAGGCTGGCTGCCCGACCTGCAAGGTGCCCACGGAGGATCTCGAGCGTCTCCGCAACGAGGTCCAGGACCTCGGGCCGGTTCGCCTCGAGCTCGCCACACCGGATCGCGAGCGCGTCGCGCAGCCGATCCGCGGGGGTCACCGTCGTCTCGTCCGACCCTTGGCCGGATACCGTGACAGGCCGAATATCGGGGCGTGTCGAGGCCATCACGACGCCCGCTCGGGTGCCAGCACGGACTCATCGTCAGGGGTGGTGGGGGTGGTGCCGAAGAGTTCCTCGTACGTAACCGGCCTGCTGAGTCGTTCCGAGAGAAACGCTATAAGTCCCTGGATTTCCATCTGCTTCCAGGGACGGTCCCCGCTGATCTTCCGGCTGACCGTTGAGGGATCCAGACCGAGGGCCTTGGCCAGATCCGTCTTCGACTGACCTACATGGTCAAGGAAACTCTCAATTCGTGACGTCACGCCACGAATGTAGTCGTGTCATGGCGCTATGTCAAGGTTTTTTTGCCAACGTGACATGACGGGCGATACTCGTGCCGTGGCGGCAAGATGGTCCGACGGCCCCGCTCAGCGGTTGGACGGGCTCCTGAAGGCGGCAGGTCTACGCGACGTAGATCTCGCTCGAGCGATGAAGCTGGACGCGAGTACGATCAACAGGTACCGAAGCGGCGAGCGCGTCCCCAACGCCGACGTGCTCGCCGACATGGTTGAGCGGGCTGCCGGTTCCGCCGACGAGGTCCTCGGGCTCAAGCCCCCCGTCTTGGACCCGCAGCAGCTCCGCGACGTCGTCGAGGCGTCGCACGCGATCGTCGCTGCGCTGCCGCGACTACCCCGAGGCCGGGCGGACAGGCCGCCGCGAGGGAAGTGAGGGCTTTCGCCAGCATCGTGAGGGCATGCTTCAGTGAGATCGAACCGACCATGGACCGTGGCATCGCGGTGAAATCCCTCCTGCGCGTGGAGGGCGCGCTGCTATTTGGCGACGGGTGGCACGCAAGCGGGATCCTCGCACATCGCCCAGACCTACCGGAATGGCTTGCCCCACAGCGCCCCCGGGGCGTATCGTCCGAGCCTCACTACCGCATCGGGTTGCGAGTTGTTCGGTTTTCCCTCCCAGATCGTTATAGAAGGTGAGGCATTGCTTCGAAGGTGCCTGGAGGGCCTATGAATCCGAATCAGACGGGCCGTTTCTGGAAGTGCCCGGAGTGCCACCGGATGGTGGCGACACGTCTCGACCGCTGCCAGTGCGGGGTAGAGCGATCGAAGTGGCCCGTGCACATACCGGACGCTTCGTCCAGGAGCGAGGCGCCGCCTCCCGAGAGGGAACGTTCGTTCCTCAGCGTGGCCTGGCCCTTCGTCGCGATCGCGGGCTTGGTCGGCTACATCGCCTACGACCGCATGCACCGCGAGCAGGCGCCAGCCGTTGCCAAGGCCCCAATCCCCCCCGCGCCCTCTCCCGTGATCCAACTGCCCAACGTGTCCGTCGAGCTCCAGCTTCCCTCCGGCCCCCGGCCGGGCGTCCCGCCAGAGCGAATCGTGAACCTTCCGGCGAGTGAGATTGTGCCACCGGCCGCGGCCGCGCCGCAGGTGATCCGGATCGAGGTCCCTCAGCACCTCGCCCAACAGGCGAACGCTGCGGCGACTCCGGCCAGCACCGACGCAGTCCAGCAAGAATCGGAGATCGACATAAAGCGCAGGGTCGGCACTGCGTACTTCGAGCACCAAATCGCGTCGCTTGCGCCAAGGGCCGATCAGGCCGACGAGGCTTGGGAGCGATACCTGGCGGGATGTCGACAGAACATCACGAGCGTGACGGCGGTCGCTGGAGTTGCGGACCGCCACTGGCTCACCTTCGCTGGCGTGAACATCACCGCGACACAATGGACGGAGGCGTGCGCGGAAGCGGGGACGTTCTTCGCTCTAATGCGACAGGTGCGCGATGGAGTTTGCAGGGCCGAGGACGATGCCAGGCGAAACTGGATACTTCCGGGTACCCGACGCGACATTCGACACAGGTACCGCCTGGACTGGGATGGTTGGGACAGAGCCTGCATCTGACCCTACGCCCCCGGCGGCTTCCACCGCAGCGCAGCCGCGATCTTCCGTCCAGCCCTCTCCGCGACCCCGCGCAGCGGGTCGTCGGCCAGATGCACGTATCGCAAGGTCGTCTCCGGCCGGCGGTGCCCCAAGAGCGCGCCGATAATCGGCAACGACTCGCGCATGCGCGCGACGATCGAAGCGTAGGTGTGCCGCAGGTCGTAGAGCCGGACGTCCTGAAGCCCAGCCCGCGCGCGGATCCGGTCCCACGCGTCGTGGAGGTTGACGAGATGCTGTCCACGACGGTGCCCCGGCAGAAGGTAGGGGTTGTCCTTGTAGCGCGGGAGAGACCTGATCACCAACTTCGACTCGGGAATGAGACGGAGGACCTTCGGCCTTCCCTCTTTCGGCTGAGGGATCCGCAGCGTCATGGCCTTCAGGTCGACCCACGCAAGCCGCGCGGTTCGCAGCTCCGCCGGCC